GAGGGCGCGGTCTGCGATCTCCTCAGCCGTGAACCCACGGTTCTCGGTCGTAAAGACCTTGACTACACCAAGCCCGCTGATCGATTCGATGCTCATGTGACAGGAGTCCTCACTTGGCCAGAACGGTAAGCATCCTGACGGTTGAGGCCGTCACCCAGACGCTTGAGTTGCGCGATACCCTCTTGGTACTTCGCCTCGTAGTTGTTGATCATGTCCCCCTCGCCTTTCAAGAAGGTATAGGCTTCGCGGAGACATCCGTACAGCAAGACCTGCTCAAAGTTGTCCCCCACCCAAGTATTACCTGCACTTACGATGGACTGTGGGTAGTAGTAATAGTGCAGTTCTACCTGATAGTTCGCATCAGGAGTGGGGCCTAGCAGCATACTGCCGTCATCCCAGATGGCGTAGTACTTCGGCTTCCCCTGCGTGCCCGGAGGGGGGTACGCCGCACGGATGAAGTTCACGTCCTTGTTGAGCAGGTACTCGTACTCGTTGGTCACCGGGGCGATCACCGCAATGGAGAACGTGGACAGCCAGTCATTCGGAAGGGACAAGTACTTCTGCCCCGACGTCATGACACCTGTCACGTTCTTACGGAGCGCAGGGATCTGAACGGAGTTGTAGATCCGCTCTTCTGCGATCTGCACGAAGTTCGGGATATTGGCTACAAAGGCTTGCTCTGTAGATTCGCAATAGTCCTGAATCGCGGTTGAAAGTTGGGTGTAGTTCATTACCAACCAGCAGAGAGTTTACCGCGCCTGTTGAGGTTGATCTGCGAGACGAACTTCTTGCCCTTCGTGGCTGCACCAGCACCACGCATGGTGGAATGCGTGATACCGACGTTGATGTCCTTTTCAGGGTAGCCGTTCTGGCCCGTGGACTCTTTGTTCGGCTTGATCTTGTCGTGCTTCATATCAGCCTCTCCCACGGGGCTTGCTGCGCTGGTTCATCACCCGCGCCATGTTGCGACCGTAGTTCTTCCGGTCAAGCGAGGTCGGACCGCCAGCCTTCATGCCGTGCATCCGCTTCTCGTGACCCTTCACAGCCTTGTCAGCAATCTGCTTCATCTTCATATGTTACTCCTAGTTCGTCACTACGGTGACGGTTCCTACCTGTCCACGGGCTACCAGATCATTGGGCGTCAGACCGTTGTCGTTCGCCCTCGCTCCACCAACGGGTGCCCAGCCCCATTGGATCATTCTACTACCACCTGCCCCGTCGTTACCCGGCGCGAAGTAACTCGTGTCCGGGCGGGGGTTCCTGAGTGCCTGCGGGTCATCCACCGGGTAGAGGCCCAGCGACAACTGCGGATGGTCCTGCTCCCAGCACGCCGAGCAGACCAAGATGTTCACGTTCTTGGTCTTGATGACGAGGGGCTTCAGTTCCCTAAGTTTGTACCTCCAGCCGCATCGGTCGCATTCCGCGATAGCGTGTTTGCCAGAGGCGTACCTGTTGCCCACGGATCACCTCAGAAACGACTGCCGGGGAACGAACCGGACCGGAGCCTTCTCGCGGTCCTCGTCCGAAGCCAGTTGCCAAGCCTCGTCGTACTGCGCCTTGAGCATCTGCATCCGCACTTCAGCGCCGGGGATCTTCATCGACGAAGTCGCGTATAGACAAGTGTGTAGGTTGTACTATTGTCGGGTTTCGGCCACACCGTAACCTGCGGATATACCACAGCGTCGTCCGCACCTGTTGCGCCCGTGCGACGATTGATCCAGATCTGGATCGGCCTGCCCGTCGCGTTCTTGTTCGGGATAGACAGGTAGGTGCTGGACGAGATGCGCGAGATGTTGATGTCGATCTGGTTCTGGCCCGTGCCCGTACGGATGACGTGATCCAAGAGGTCCACCGTATCGACCGGGAGGTCGTAGGTGGCGAGTCCCGAAGTCAGAACCTGCGTCCCGCTGTCGAGCGTCCAGAGGTTGATGCCTCGGTTTGACCAGTCCATCAGGAGCAACGCAAGACTACGCCGTGCCGTACGGAAGTCATACCCAGTACGCATCTCAGCCCCGCACCGCTCGAAAGCCTCTTCGATGATGGTGCTGAGGTCGAGGTTGAACTCGGTCGTGGCTGTAGTCTTGTCAACCATTACTTCTTACCCCTTGCCCGCTTGGTGTAGTTCCCGGCCTCGTTGACCTTGGACTCTCCACCCGCCTTGAACGTCTTGATGGGCCTGCCCGTACCGATGACAGGCTGAGAGTCCCCACGCCGCTTGGCACGAGGGACCTTGCTCGGAGCGATTGCACCCATGCCACGCGAGGGTTTCATGCTGCCTTCTCCTCGACCTTCTGCGGTTCGGTCACGCGGACTCGGGCACCCCGGACGTACTTGAACTCGTCCTTCTTAGGTGCCTCCGTCCGCTTCTTGTTCTCGTCATACTGACGAGCCAAGTTCTTCATACAAAGCGACCCTTGGTCTTGCCCTTGGTCTCGCAACCGCCACCACGGACAGAGCCGCCCTTGGCGAACTTCTTAGCGGGTGTCATGCGGTTCTGCCGCTCTTTCTCCATCTGCTGCTTGTTTTTTACAGAGTCTTTTCCGCATCCCTAACAGGCAGGGGTAGGTTGCCCGGAGGTGCAAGATCGTCCATCGGATTATAGTTGGGATCTTCTTCAGGACGAAGTTTACGCTTAGGAGTAGAAGGAATAGTTCCACCTCCAGCAAACTTCTTCATGCGAGGCATACCGCCTTTCATCTTGGGCTTGAACGAGTTTGGCCCAAAACTCTTGACCCGCTTCATTAGACAAACTTCCCGCGAGTCTTACCCTTGCTCTCGATGCCGCCGCCACGGGCGTAGCAAGCACCGCCGCTGCGCATCTTCTTGACGCCCGCCTCGGCCTTCTCGTGCTTGATCATCGACTTCGGAGCGCCCTTCTTCTTCATGAAGGCCAACTCCTTCTTCATCATCGCCTTGGATTCTTTCATGGTCACTTACTCCTGAATTTGCGGCCTTTGTCGGCCTTGAGATATTCCTTGCCTACTTTCTGGGGGACCCCGACACGCTTGGCGGCTTTCGGATTGTTCGCCACCATCGCCATCAGGTTGTGCTGCGCTTTGGACTTACTTGGCACGGTCCTTCCACTTCTTGATGAGGCCCTGCACGGTTGGAGATTCGTAGATACGAAGCCCGGTCCATACGATTGTGAACACCGCTGCGACTGAGGGAAGCACGTCTACCAAGGCTCCTACCACGGTAAGGACTGAAAGGGCATCGCCCACGTTTTTCAGATGCTCTGCTGTTTCGTGTTTCATGTCAGCAGTTCCATGCACGAAGCGACTTGTTGATCCGGCTGTTCGGGTCGTTGGCGGTCTTTGCACTCGTCAATTTCCGCTTCATCCCTTTCATCCGGGCACAGAATGAGTCCCTACGCGAGCCTCCTTCTGGCTGGGGTCGCTTCAACCCCGGCTTGCCGGGATTGGCCTTGTTGTAAGACGCCCTGCCTTTGGCGTTCAAGCCTCCAGCAGGGTTCTTTCCTTCGGCACGCTGCCACGCGGGTGACTTAGCCATAGAAGATGGTTACCTTTGCAGCGGTGGGAAGTGTAACGTGGATCCCGTTGTAGAACAGGATCCCTTCTCCGGGGATGAGGTTGGAGAAAGGATTGTTCGTGTTGGCGGGAACGTTGAACTGGAGCCGGACAGGTCCAGAAGCGTCACCATCACGGAAAATGAAATCTCCAGCGGTACCGCCTGAAAGACCTTGGTAGCCCTTCAGACGGTATCGGCCAGACACCATCGATCCCGTAGCCTCCGTATGGATGGCTAGGACGTCTGTTTGAGTGGACATCTTAAACCTCCGTTATCAGACGGAAGCCGGGACCTGCGAACCATCCGGGGCACGCTGGACGTAGAGGACCGTGATGATCGCACGACCAACACCAGCCGCCGCGCCGACCGCGTAGCGCGACCAGAGCGGGGTATCCGCCGTGGTCGAAGTCTGCCACGCCAACTGGGTCGTAGCGGTAGCGGTGCCACGGAAGCGCCCACCAGCGGTGGTCACCACAGCAGCCATCAACTGAGCGCCGCCCGAAGCATTGCCGACCGAGATGGTCGAAGTCGAGGAGCCGCCCGGAACAACGACCTGATCCACGACGATGTCCACGATCTGGGCACCCTGCGGGAGGTTGCCGAACTGGACGTCCACGTTACCGACACCAGCGGTGACGACGCCCGTGTCATAGGACTGAGAGAGGACAAAGAGACCCGTATTGCGGCCAGCGGCCACGGTGCCGTCCTTGATGGTGCCCGAGCGAAGCGGGCCAGAGTAAGTCGAGAAAGACATGATAAGACTCCTTTTGCACAAGTCGCCGTACTGTCTGTGCAACGTCTCCTAGGCGAGTCAGTACGGCTGGGTTTTCCTAGATCAAACAGGAAAGAAGGAGGGGGCCGAAGCCCCCTCCTTCACATCATCAAGTCGAACCCGGCGAACCGAAGATCGCAAGAGGATCCGACCAACCGAACGAGTAACGCTCACGAGCCTTGTAGCGGACATTGCCCGTGTCGAAATCACCGTCCATCGAGGTCGCCAGCGGGGTACGCACGAAGTGCTTCAGGCCATTCGGCACGTCCGTCATCAGGAACCAAGCGTTGGTGTCCGTGAGGAAGTGGTTGACCTTGTAGCCCTCGGGGATCGAACCCATCGCCTTCAGCGCGTTGATGTCGTTATCGGTCGTGCCGACACGGAGTTCCGTATCGAGCAGCCGCTTGGCGACAAACATGAGCGCCGGGGGGACGATGAGTTTCCGAGGCTTCGCAGCGATGAGCAGGCCACGCTCGTCGGTCCAACCAGCGATCTGGATGACAGCCGACTCAAGCGAGGTCTCGTTCAGGTCAGCAGCCACCGCAGGACGGTTGCTGTTGGTACCGCCCGAAACGAGCGGATGCGCGGTCGAGATGAGCGGCACGCCGTCGCCACCCGTGTAAGCGGGCGAGAAAGCGTTGTTCAGGGTCGACGCAGCCTTGACCTGCTTCGTGTACGCCATCGCACGAGCCTGCGCCTTGGTGTAGCGCTTGCTCAGAGAGTCGTAGAGGTTGTCCTCGACGGCCTCTTCCGTGATGGCGAAACCAAGAGCGATGGTCTCGTGGTTGTAACGAGCGGTCCACGCTTCCTGCGCATTGTCGTACGCAATAGCCTGACCTTCGTTCTTCACCGGGGCGGCGCTGAAGCCGGAGAGTTTCGTCTCCTCTTCAAAGGAACGCTCGGAGGTCTCGGTCTCGTAGATCTCCTTGTGTTCCTCGCCATAGCGACTGTACTCCATGCCGAACAGAGCGTTCAGGCCGGGGAGCAGTTCCTTCAGAAGTTGTGCGCGTGAAATAGCCATGTCTTACTGCTCCTTAAGCCGTGGTGCTGCTGTAGTAGCCGTGCGTCAGCAGGTTGATCTTCACCAGAACTTCATT